GGTGGTGTGTCGGCGACTCGATGCCGTCGGTCAGGTCAAAGGAGTCCAGATAGAGGAAGTCCAGCCGCTCAGGGTGCGGGATCAGCCGCAGCCCTTGCACCGAGTCAATGCACTGCACGTCTACGAGGGGCGCCACGCTCTTGGCATAGGCGACCGCTTTCGGGTTGATGTCAAAGGAGATGGCACTGCCGCCGGTGCGCTGGATGATCCAGTTCCAGACCTGCGTGCTTTGCCCATCGCCGCCCCAGTTGTTCTCCTCGCGCGCGCAGCCAGTCTCTGCGATGTGGACAGGACCCTGCTTGGCGAGCAAGTAGTAGGCGATGGTCTTGAAGCCAGCCCAACGGTGGTTCTCACCCACCTTGCTCTTGAACGCTCGGTCAAACTCGGCGAGGCTCATTCGCTGATCTTGTAAGAGTTCGTGCGACAGGTCACGCGAAAGACCATTCCGTTCACCTCTTTGAGTTGCGCGTCAATGGCGCCGATCAGACCGCACGCCTTGCAGACTGCCACGACGTCATCAGCCATCGCCTTCACGTCAAAGTTGTTCGGATGCTTGGCGCGAGCCTCTTGTTCGTCCAGTCCGTCCTCCACCATTGCGATCTGTCCGTAGGTGATGTTGTTGCGCTCCCAGCCGAGAACGTGTCCGAGTAGGTCTTGGCTGAGGATGCTGCTGCTCCGCATCGCTTGGTCAATCCACGTCAGCCTTCCCTCGACCGTCTTCTCGCGGCTGATCGCCGGTCGCGGCTCTTTCTTCGTCTTGTTGTCTTGCACGGCGCGAACGCGGTACAGGTCCACCGTGCGCCAGCCATCCTCTGCCACCTCGCCGAACAGGTTGATGAATCGCTGCTCAACGTCCTCTGGCACGCGCCGCTCTTCAGCGACGTAGGCGTAGGCGCTGCGACGGCTGATCTTCAGCGCCTCGGCGAGCGCCTCAATGCGGCCGCGCGTGGACTTCTGCGGGAAGGCGTGCTTGGCGACAATGCGCATCCAGTCGCCACGAATGCTGCGGACAGTGAACACTTGCCCTCCCTCTCCTGCTACGGCAGGACTGTGACTCTAACCCTTTGCACTCCACTATTCAAGTCCACGCCCAGCGCAGTGAACGCGGCAGGGCTGAGGTCCACCAACTTCTCGTTGCCTGTCTGTCCTCGGCATTGGCACCAGTCCACCACCCACGCCACGATTGCTTTGCCGTTCTTCAAGTTCTCCACGATGATTCGATACGGCTTCTTCCCCCACCTAAAGTCCTTGATCTTGCGAAGCGCTGGACCCGCAGCCGCGTAGAAGAGCGTCGGCTTCTCGCCTTGCGTGTACCACGCTGAGTTCTTGGTTGCGTCAAACCACGTTGCCTTGCCCTTCACGGACTTCAAGAGCGGCTCACCGATAGCCGTTGTCTGTGGCTTGAACGAATCGCGCAGCGGCTGCTCTGGCGCGCTTGGGAAGGCGAAGATGATCGCAGCGGTGATGATCAGTGTGAGCGCCGAGAGCCAGACGCTCCGACTCCTGATCACTCAGGCGGCTCCGCTGCTACGAACCAATCGCAAAAGTCGTCAAGGTCAAGGATGATCACGGCGCGGCGACGGCCGCCGCCAACGCCAGGGCTGTCACCGATCACCAAGCCGCGCAGTTGGTCGCTCTTGACCGGCACGGTCTGCAACCAGTCCCACTGGCGCTCGCTGAAACTGCCGCCCACCTTGCACTGCACGGCGAGCCAGTCGTTCGCAACGTCTTGCTTTCCGCCGAACTGTCCGACGCGCTGACCGAGTAGACGCTTAGCAACCTCGCGCTCGAATGCGTTGCCACGCTGTCGGCTGTTCTTCCCTTTGCGGCTCTTGGCGGGGTCAATCATCTTCTTGGTCGCTTCGTCCTTGAAGTAGCCCATCAGACGAGTCTCGCCAGCAGCGCGCTGTTGCCGTCGCTCAGGGTGAAGCGGCTTGGCTGCACGATCATCACGCCGTGCTTCATAAGGTCAAGGTTGGTCTTGCGGTTGCCGATCCCTTCGTACAGGAAGAACCAGCCCTCTGGAGCGATGGCGTCGGCGTAGCGTTGGCTCAGGATGCACCACACGCGGCCAGAGACTCCTGGCTCGTAGCACCACGCATCGGCACCCTCTTGCACGGCGATCACGTTGTCGTCAAGGAACGGAGTCTTCCGCTCGATGCGGGTCACTTCACGCACGCTCGGTGGAACCAGTTGAACCGCGAACGGCGCTTCTGGTCTACCCAGAAGATGCTCTTGACTCGCCACGCATCCTTGAGCGCGTTCAGGTCGCCGTTGCATCCCGCGCACCTAGTCGCTGCGAAGACAGGCTCCTTGCGAGGTCCACCTCGCTGCGCCTTCACTGCTGCCATAGCACGCTCCTTGTGATCCAGATGATCGTGGCGAACGCCAAGATTATGAAGATGGTAGCGGCTGCGGCACTGCCACGCTTAGACGCGACCGGCAACGTCATCGCCACAATGATGGCAAAGAAGAGTTGCAGACCTGCGATGACCAGACCAACCGTATCCCACACGTCAGTGACCGATGTTGCTCAGGCTGCGAACGAGTTTCTCTACTGCCTTCTCGACCGCCTCCTGGACGGTTGCGCCGGTGAACGTGATCTCGCCGTCCTCATCGTCAAGGATCACGTGCCACTTGTCGCCGTCCTTGACGGCCTCGGCGAATCGGTAGCCAGCCTGCGCTGCAAGAATCTCCAACTCCTTGAACATCACTCCTCCTCCATCTTGTCGGTGATGACGCGGTAGGCGTCTTCAGGCGACAGGCTCGTCGTGTCCACCGTAAGGTCTGCCCTGCTATCTGTCCAGCCCCTTTCCGTGATGTCAGCGGCTCCGTACAGGTCCCCGCCCACCCTCTCGCGCCTGACCTCCTCCGAGGCTGTCAGCCGCACGATGAAGATGTCTGGGTCAATGGCTCGCAGATACTGCACCTCGGCATCCAGACGCACGTCATCTACGACCACGCCGAAGCCGATCCGCTTCAACTCGAAGTAGTCCTTGCGCCAAACCCGCAGCCAGAAGTGCGTGTCCACGCCTCGCATCGCCGCACCAATCTCCTGCAGAAGTTCTCTGCCGGTCAGAGTGCTGTTGCCGAAGTTGCGGGTCACGGTGATTGACTCACTCTTGCCGAGGTCGTTGTACGCCATCGCAGCGATGTGCTTGATGGCGTCCGCAATGCCGTGCCGCTGGTAGCCACGATGCTCAACGAAGAACGAGGCGATCGTGGATTTGCCGCTGCCCTGCGGTCCGAGGATCGCCAGCGACCTCATACGAGTGCGCCCAGCAACGACTGCCGAACCCTCTTCGAGTCTTCGTAGGCTGGCTCACCCTTCTCCCACGCATCCTCTGCCTTCATCCAGCCAATGACCTCAACCTCCCTGAAGTCGGTCGCTGGGTCTGGGTATGCGAGGAAGAGCACCTTGTCGGAGCCGAGGTCCTTCTTCCTGACCACGAGTCCGAAGTGTGATTGCGTGACGTGCCTAACCTCAATGTTGCGTCCGACGTCTGGCTCGTCCTTGTGCCTCCAGTGGTCGGCAGCGGGCCAGACCTTTGCGTGCCAGGTCCGATTCGTCGCCTTCGCCACGGCGCACTCAGCCGCCGCTGCCGCGTGTCCGGCAACAGCGTCATCCTCGTAGACCATCCTGCTCCTGTCGTAATACGCCTTGTCCTTGCTGTTCTCGTTCTGGATCGTTCGCTCCTTGCCAATGCGCTTTGCTTCTTGCCACTCCTCTTCCGTCAAAGTGACTCTCACTGTCTCGCCCTCCTTGCAATAATCTCGCCAACACTCATCACGCCTTTAGTAAGAGTCTTCTCTTCTCTGGTTCTGTTCTGGTTCTGCTCTAGTTCTATAGCGTGACTGAACCGTGACTCAAGCCCTTTTCCCGCACGAGCCTTCTGTTGCCGAATCGCCGACGTGGCGTCCACTTGCCATCGAGACCAGTTCGAGACCTTGACGAGACCATCCCCAGATGCCTCCAGCAGACCCTCGGCGATGAGTCGGGGAACGCACCTTGACAGGCGCGGCCCGATCACCGTTGCGAGGTGTCGCCGGTCGCGGAACTCGCCACCCTTTCGCATCTCCTTCGCCACCTCAAGAATCGTGACGAACGCACGAAACTCGATGTCGCTCAGGCTGCTGATGATTGCGTCCTTGTGAGCCTGTGCTGACCACTTGATCCATAGAGCCATAGTGTCCTCCTCCTTTTCTGCCGCTTAGAACGGCAGGTCTTCAAGTCCCTGCGTGTCCTCGGGTACCAGTCTCGGCTTCGGTGCTTCCCCGCTGTTCTTTGCGACGAACTCGCGGCTCGGCTTGTCCTTGCACCAACCGCCGTCAGGAGTCTTGTGAGACGCAGCCCAGAATGGGTTGTACGGCTTGCCGGTCCCCTTGCTCACGCCGCCCGGCTTGAGCGTCCAGAGTTCACCGTGGCTGCAGGTCTCCCCACCGACGTTCTCGGCAAAGAGCATTGCAGCCTTTGCAGCGAGGATGGCGTCATCCGTCGCTGGGTCAGACCCCCTCGTAGAATCAACGGAGAGGGGTGTAGGAGCCACGGAGAGGCGCGGAACACGCCCAAGTGGTACTGCGGCACCCCTGTCTGGCGAATAGAGGCTCCTGCCCACTCCCAACTGCGCGGCGCACCTGCGGAGCGCATCACTGGCCGCTGACTTCAGAGGCTCATCATCCTGCGCGCTGTTGGGGTAGCCAAAGTCCTGACGGATGGTGGTCTTCCCACCGATCACGACGGCGAGCGATCCGTGGACGACGTTGCGAGCGCCGTCCGCGACCTTCACCTCGAACTGCCAGCCCTCAATGCCGAGCACGTCATCCAGCCGCTGTGCGACTGCTCGCGCATCTGCGTAGGTGAACGTCATCCCTGCTCGCCCTGGGCGATGCTTCAAGTCCTTCTCCTCGAATGGAGCGAGTAGTGCTGCTGCGATGTCCTTGCTCACTTGTCCACCTCCTCTGTTCTAAACCTGAACACTCGTGCGCCTGCTTTCTCTTGGGTGAGGCGCTTGACCGCTTCGGCGTAGGTCTCTGGCGCGACTGCTTGCAGAGTCTCTGCAACTTTCTCCCAGTCCGTCTTGACCGTCGCCTTGTTCTGCTTCCAGGTGGCTGACCACCCTTGACCGACGATGCCGACCTTCTCGCCAATGGACTCCTTGAGACCGATGGCGAGGTTCTGGAGTTCTTGATCCAGCAACTTTGACTCGTACTGCTTCTCCGCGTAAAGACCAGCAAGCCGGTCAAGCGAGGTGTCAGCCTGCGCGTACTCCTCGCTGGTCTGCGGCACGACCTGCGCCAGCGCGTCGCTGTCCTCGCCCTGCAAGGTTGGCGGCGTCTCTGTTGCAAGTGCGTTGCGGAACTCCACTGCCTTCGCGTACAACTGCGTCTGATAGTTGACGTCAGCCTCAACCCGCTCGATGCGGAAGACGAGACCGCCGAGCAGGACCGAGACGTCGCACCACGGCGCGGCCGTCACGAACATCTGCCACTGCACCTGAGCCACCACCTCTGGCGGGACTGGGTGCAGACTCCAGCGCGGTGAGGTGCTGGTCTTGATTTCCACCAAGCCCTCCTCGCCGACGATGGTTCGGTCGAGCGACGCCATTGCCCACGGCAACTCCTTGAGCCGGACAATGCCGTTGCTGCGACGCAACTCGCGGCCAGTCTCCATCTCGTAGAACTCAGCCACTGCGTTCTCCAGAAGGATGCCGCGAACGGCGGCAGGTCCCACTGGGTCTGGCGTGTACTTGCCCAACTTCTCTGCCCAGAGTTGGTACGGCGTCTTGTACGGATTCAGCCCCGCGATGACCGACACGTCGGTCGCCGTGATGCCGTCAGCCCGAAGTGCGAACCACTCAGGACTGCGCTGCTCTGCCTTGACAAACTCGTACTGCTTGCTCACGCTTTGACCTCCTTCTTTGCTGCTTCCAGTAGGCGCTTCGCCTCTTCGAGTCTTACGCCGCCGCCAGGCTTGTAGATTTGCACGAGCGTCTGATAGTGCCTGACAAGGCACGGCTTGCAAAGCCGCTGCCCAAGACCAGGCTTGACCTCGGTTTCACACTTGGCGTCGCAGAGGACGCACTTCCACTTGATCACTTGCCCTCCTTCTTTCTGTCCTTCTTGGCGAACCCTTCGCCCTTGTAGACCACCGCCGCTGGCGAATAGACCATCCGCATCCAACGGCCGCACTTCTCGCAGCGCGGGTTGTAGACGTTCAGGATTGAGTGCGTGTGCTCTTCCCTATGTCCGCAATCTCCGCAGCGGTACTGGTACGTCGGCATCAGCCGATGACCGCCTTGACGATCACGAATAAGACCACCAGCGCTAGAAACTGCAAGACAAAGCGCTCCCGCGCCCACGCGATTTCTTGAGCGCGATCCAACTGTTCTTGGTATTCGCTTGGCGTGACGCGGAAGTTCCGCATCACGATTGGCTCGGTCCTTCTGTTCAGCCTCATCGCATTGACCCCAGCGCCAAAAGCAGCACCATTGCTGCGATGAATGTTGCGACTGCGAGTGAGTCCAGAATGAATGTCCTCATCAGCGCATCTCCACTGCGAGGATGTCGAGCGCAGGAACGCCTGCAACGCCGGTCGCGGTGTAGTCGTGAGCGAAGCACTTGCCGCAATAGAAACTGAAGCACTCCTGATGGCAGGAGCGCATCGCCGTGACCTTCTCGCGGTTCCCGCACTTTGAGCAGGAGACCTGAAGCCTCTTGAGTTCTGCCTTTGTCATTTCTTTCTCCTCAGCAGCCCCGCCAACTTGGTCGGGTTCCTCGCTGCTGTCACAATCCTAGAACGTGACATCACGGCTTGTCAAGGGGGTAGCCTCCCAGACTGGAGGAGGTCAGTCTGGGAGGTCGCTGGCTGGGCCAGCGTAGTCATCGTCCTCGTCTTCGAGCAGGTCTAGAACCACCTCAACGCACGCTCGGCAGATCGCGTAGGACAGGACCGCAGAATAGCCGACCGTGAGGCTGACCTCCTGCTCGGCAAACTTCCACACCCTGCGGCTCTCGCCGCACACGGTGCAGGTCCCGAGGGTCTCAGGCTTGGGAGCCGGAGGACCGCTCAGGAACGGCACTAGCGCAGACGGATCAGGTACTCGGCTGAGACCTCTCCGTCGCCGTCAAAGAACATCAACCACTGCCCTGGCTCGCCAGACGCGCCGACAACCTCCTGAGCGAAGCGGTTGCTGGACTCCAGCGACGGACTGCACCACGTCGTGATCTTGCCGTCGGCAAGGACGAGGCGCGCTGGCTGGTGCCAGTGTCCGAACCAGAGATAGTCGAATGGCGCAACGCTGAGACGCCAGCCGCTCGCCTTCTTTGCGACGCCGTACCACGGCATCCCAAGCCCACCTCTGAACTGGTCGCCGTGGACGATCATCCCGATCTTGCCGCCTGGCAACTGGAGCGTGTCGTACCAGTGCCGACCACCAACGGTGAGGCTCTCCTTCCAAGTCACACGCTTCTCGCTCTGCACGAGCGACCGCGCAATGTTGTAGAGGATCGCATCGCTGTTGCTTTCTGGCGAGTGATCCGAGTAGCGTCCGAGCCGTCCGTGATTGCCGATTGCGCCGTACACCTCCACCTGCGGGAAGAGTGCGGCCATCGCGCGCACGAACTGCGCGAGCATCTCCGCGCCTCGGAAGATTTGGACGTACAGACCGCCAGCCTCAACTTCGTAGGCTTGTCCTGGGAAGATGTTGCCGTCTGACTCCACGAGGTCGCCAGTGAGCAGAATCTTCACCGTGTCCACAGGGTGATCCTTGCGCTGAATCTCTAC